GCGTGGCGGAACTGGAGTAGAGGGCAATTTTGAAGACGTTCCCGGTCGTGCGGAAATCATGCACGCCCTCCAGCAATTGTTGTCTGAAACTGGCCGTGGGGGTCTGCTGAATCATGCAGTCACCCGACGCTCGTTCATTCGATATGCATCACCGAGGTCCATGCCTTCACCAAGTTTCTTCAGATCACCCAAAGCAACCTGATACTTTTCCTCGTACAGCTTCATCAGGTCAGGGTCGCCCTTGAGAAAGGTGTAAGCCTCTGCCAAGCAGCCATAGAGCAAACAGTTCTCGGCATTACTGCCGAGCCACGAAGTTCCGGCAGTAACGATGGACTCCGGTTTGTGGAAGTAGTTGAGCCACCCTCTCAGACCAGTTGTCGGAGTGGGTGCCAAGATGATGGTTGTTGCATCGAACATCGAATACCAGCGAGGCACCCCAACCATTAGCGGGTTGGGGAATGCCGAACGCATGTAGGAGACATCCGAGTAATCAACGTGCGTGAACTCCCCCGCGTTGTTGATCCTGAGTTCGAATGGAGCCAGAAAATCAGAAGGAAGATCAGCCGTGGTTGAGCCACTTGGTAGATTGATCAGATCATGCTTCCGATTTGCGGGGAGGATAACCGACTTGGAAATCCGGTCTTCAGCCTGCCTGATGGCGACATCGATATAGGTATCGACAAACTCCGTCTCGGAGTTTTGCAGATAGGACTCGATAGCAGCTTTCAGCGTAGTGTATGTCCAAGCCACGGTTCATCCCCTCTGGGGGTTAGGTTAGAACGATCCCTTGAAAGCCTTGCCCTTGGTCTGGGCCTTGCCGCCACGGGCAGTGCCGGAACCAAAGCCGCTGTCGTCCATGCCCATGCCATTCATGGAACCCATCTTGCCAGACGGGGGGACCATCTCTTTGGGAGCCTTCACATTCCCGCCCTTGGCGTACTTCATCGGCACCTTGGCCGAAGACTTCTGGTTATTTGCCCGAGCCATGTTGCGACCAACAGACTTCATCGCGCCGCTGGTAACACCTTTTGCTTTTGCCATTGTCGTTCTCCTAACACTTGCTTTTAACGGAACCGCCACGCTTCATGTCTGCATGGCCGCAGTGATCGTCTTTGAAGCGGGTGACACCGCCGCCCTTGGCGTATCTTTCGCCGGAGATACGTCGATCCATGTTCTTAAACCCAATCTTAGATGCGGCGCTGATGTCCTCAAGGTCCGCAGCCCTTGCAGCCTCGTTCTGGTCGGTATATTGGTCCCACTGACTGGGCCGAATCCTTTGGCCCATCAGTTCGGGGCTGCGCGGGCGAATCGATGTCTTGGGGATAAATTCCGCTTCGTCAACGGCGTACTCTAACGACTTCGTCTTTTTGTCAGCCATGGTCGGTCCCTCCTAATACTTGCCTTTGACTTTGCCGCCAGCCTTGAGTCCCTTCATGGAACCCTGCCGGTCATGCTTCGCATCCATCGGGGACTTCTCCCAAGCCTTGAAGCTCATGCCCTTCTTGGCAGCCAGCTTCTTGTCCTGATCCTTGTCCTTCTTGGAATCTTCAAATTTACCCTTAGCCATCACGGATTCTCCTGAGTATTGGGAAATTGGAACTGACCATTTACGCTAACGAACCCAGCATATACCTGAGACTGGGTGGACGCATTACCTACTGGAGACCATCCCCAAAGTTGTCGGCTCTGGATCAGGTTGGTATCGACACGGGGGTTTCGCAGAGCCTGAGGATCGTTGATCGGGAATTTGCCCAACTGAAGCTGGGGGTTATCCAAATCCCAGCAACTGGAGCAAACCAGAAACCCGGTGGGGGCTTGGTTGTAGATTTCCGGACGAAGCTCATGGAGCAGGTAGACCCCCGCACACATGTCGCAAGTACCCTTGGCCCTCCTGCCAGCGGCAAACCGGCTCGTCATTTCATAGCCTCTGGGGGATGAACGGCACGAACCGGAAGGAAGCCCTTGTCCGGTCCTCGTCCGCAGCCAACTGCCACTGCTCTTCGTAGATCGTCTTCAGCCCAGCCACCCGGTCTATGGCCGAGGTTTTCTTCATCGCTACATAGTAAGCCAAGCCAGCAATAAGGGCGGGCATGAAACGGAACGGCATGTCCATCACGTTGGAGGCCGGGGTGCCGGTGTCCTGAATGCGACGGAGCCGCCAATAGGCCAGCGTGTAGGTCCGGGCAGCATCCGGGGTCGGCCAGACCGTGAAGGTCGGGGTGATCTGGCGGTTGACGTAAACCTGCACCGGGCGGCCCGTCACCAGCTTGTTGGCGATGGTGGCGTAGGACGATACCGAAATCTTCGTCAGGGTGTAGTCCTGCTGATTCGTTCCGGTGCCGGTACGCAGCATGGTCTCGATCAGGTCAACCGTATCGATGGGCAGATTGTAGGTGTTGGTCCCAGCCGTCAGGACCTGTGTCCCGGTTTCAACCGTCCAGAGGTTGAGCCCCCGGTTTGCCCATTCCTGCATCATGATATCGATGGACCGCCGAGCCGTCCGGTAGTCGTTGCCCGACAGGACCATGATCCCGCAACGCTCGTAAGCCTCAGTGATGATATCACCAAGGTCTAGATTGAAGGTCGTGGTTCCAGAAGGCGCAGGAGGAGTCGGGACTGGTACAAGACTAATAAGAGGACTGCTGCCATATGGGTCTATGCCATACGGGTCTTCGCTAAAGGGCATGAGATTGCCTCCGGTTAACCAATGCTCGCTTCGCCATCAAATGCTCCTAACCACGAGCAATCTTCTCAAGCGCGCTTGTTTTCTGCGCGGAGCCAGCAGAACTGCCGACCCAATATCCAACCACCGCAGTGAAAGAAGTACCAAGGCTACCCAACATGATATTGGCGAGCGTCTGGGAACTCTCTGGGATTTCTTGGCGGATCACAAGATACAGCATTGCAAAGAAGCCGAACGTGATCAGCGTGCTGATGATCGGGGCACCCCACGCAATCGCTGAACCAGTCTCGGCAAGCTTTACCGTCTGGCTACGGGCGCTGGCCACGTCAGCAAGCTGAGCCTGCAAGGTATCAAACTGCTGGCGGCGGGCGTCGGCTTCAGCCTGAATGATCGCCATCTTAAACTGCAAGGCTAGGTTCGGGTCAGCAGCAATAGCCCGCTCCATATCCGTAGCGTCGTCGGTGCCCAACAGGTTGCGGGCGATGCCGGTGATTTTCGTTACTGCGGCACCAGTCTTGTCTCCCATGATCCAGCTAGCGACGGTCGGCGCGATGCCGAGCAGCAGAGGAAGAAATGGCATCAGACGGCTCCCCCACGGGCGTACAGGAGATCGCTCAGAAACCCGCGATGATACCCGGCAATCAGGTCGGCTTTGTCGGTCCCGTTGATGATGCGCCGCGCCCCGACCGGGTCATCGACCGTGTCGTTGAAGTACATCTCAAGGCACTTGCCGGTGAAGTCGCCAACACTGCTGTCGGCTTTCATCATACCCTCAAACATGATGGCGGCGGCGATGTGCGCGACCATGGCGAGGTCGAGATTGCCCAGCAGGTTGACGCCCAGCAGTCGGCCCATCTTGCGGTAGTTCTCTTCCCACGTGAGCTGCACGTAGCCACGGCCATACCACGGGTAATACCGCAGGTTCCGGCGCCGCCAGTCTTCGGAGAGCCAGTAGGCTTCGCGAACCGGCTGCATGGTCATGTTCGTCTCGTGGTAGGTCGTGGCGAGCATGTAGGCCAGCCAGCGCAGGTCCGTCAGCTTGCGCGCCTCCCACTCGTCGAGGATGGCGTCGATGCCGTTCACCTGATCCTGCGTAAGCGTGCCGCCGAACAGGTCCGGGCGGATGCCGTCGAAGAATGCCTTCCGGTTCGTACTCATAGAATCCTCATAATCTTAGGGAGCAGGCTTTTGGGGCAAAAGTGGAGGTATATAACGATCACGCACAAGAAGCTCGATGCGGTCAAGCTGATGTCCTTGCCGGTCCTGCTCTTTCCGCAACGCCTTGGCATCGCCGCGAAGCTCGATCACAGAACCAGTGAGCGCATTAAGCGCCTTGTTATCTTCTGCATCACGCAAATCGCCTTTATCCACACGCTGCGCCAGCGCACGAAAGTCCGCCGTGAGGGTGCCCCACGCAATGAGGCCGCCTCCAACAATGGCCGCTAGACCCAGCCAGTCGCGTAAAGAAAGCGGCTGATTTTCACTAATGATCATAATTCATCCTCCCCCGAGGATTAACGCATTTATTGCCTAGGACACACCGCAGCGTGCTGCACCCCGGTTTCCCGGTGCAGCCTGCCAATGTGTTCCACCATCTCCGCTTCAGTGCCGGTAAATGCATGGCCGGTGCTATCGTCAACATGCCCGTCGATAATCGGGCGGACCCACCAAAGGGGTTGGCCGTTTTTGCGGTTACTCATAACGTCCCTCACGAAAGACAGGGTTGGCGTGGTGATCACGGTGCGCGAGCCAGTTCGGCCAGCCACCCGACCAGCCGCGCGCTGAGTGTGTGCGAGCCGGACCCGTCGTCGGCGTAGTCGATCCCGTCCACATCCGAGAGCGCCACGAGGCGGGCAATCTCGGTGTGAGAGAACGCGGCGCTTCCCCCGCCCTGCTCGCACCGGGCCACGCAGTCGGTTAGAAACTCTGCATCGCTCATGACAGGCTCACATTCACACAGATGACAGCGACCCCACCAGTATCTGTGTCGCCTGTGTAGGTCGAGGCCAACGCGCCCGTGTTGCTGACGTGATAGGTCGCGCGGGACACCACCCCCGACGCCGACGTTGCCGTGATGACTTCGTCGTCGCCAAGCGAGCTTTGGTTCGCGGGCGGCGTGCCGCCGTCATAGACCGCGCATCCGACGACGACACAGGGAGACGTGCCTGCCGCCATGCTCTGCGCTGCAACTCCGGTCGCCGCGCCAGTAATCTCCACGCGGGCATTTAGGCGCGTCCAAGTGTCACCAACGACCGGGTCGCTGGGGCGGAATACCATGACGCTCATGGTTTGGCCTCGCGAAGCCAACGCCATACTGGTTACTGTCGTTTCCGTGCCAAGCAGTATTTTGACGTAGGCGCTGATGCGGCAGGCACGACCTGTTGCGTTGGAAAACTGCTGGTTCACCAGCGTCCAGTTTGGTGATGCGCTGGTATCAGTGACGGAAACGAGCGCCGGGGCCGAGTTTGTGTTGTTCTGCGCGAAGCTGATGATGTACGCATAGTCGCCCGCCTTGATGTCGGTGGGCATGGTGATGGTCGTGCTATCGACAGATGTCGCGCTGGAGACAAGCGACATAGCCAGCGGCGGATTGAGGACGATGGTCGGATTGGCTGGTGTTGGTGCCGTGTTGATGATCGGGTAGTCTGGCGTGATGACGCCACGCGACCACTCTGCGCCGAAGCCGGAAGGCATGCCCGCCAGAAGTGCCGCGTCAGATAGACCCGTGACGCCCGTAGTAACGCCAGAGCCGACGCCGACCGCGTTGCCGGAACTGTCGATGTCCCAATAGACATCCGTGGCCGTGACGCCCGCTGCGCGAATGGCGATGGAGCCGCCGACACGCGATGGCGCAGACGGCACGCCGAGACTGTACGCCTCGTTTATGCTGCTGCCTGCGATGGCCTGCCCGATCAAGCCGCCGACGCCTGAAGTTCCTGTAGCGTTGCCGAACGCAAAGATAGACGTGACCACGCCCGTATCACGAAGCAGGCCGATGGCACCTCCGATGCTGGTCGTGCCCGACACGTCGCCCGACGCCCAGCTTTCATCCACGGTGCCATAGTTCTGGCCGACAATGCCGCCAATGTTGCTGACGGTCGCGGTAACGTCTCCGCTCGCACCGCAACGCTGAACGACGGCAGTAGAGATCGCATTGAACCCGACGATGCCCCCGCAGCTATTGCCGCCGTTCACATCACCATACGCACGACAATCTTCCGTCGTGCCGTCGCCCTGATAGCCGACGATGCCGCCAGTGTAGTTGGCGCTGTTGAGGTTGTCTGAGTTGTTGAGAGCGGCATAGGACGTGCAGTTCTGGATCAGCGACGTGGGGCTGTCACCCACACCGGGCAACCCATTGTCGCCTGCGATAGCTCCCATCCACGAACCTGTGGTCAGGAATGAGTCAGTGTCGCCGTCCGCTGCCATCAAATCGCGGCTGGCGACGGTCTGCGAGATGCTGACTTGCCAGTTTCCGCCACCAAGGTTAGCCACGACCTGCGTGCCGTCCGCGATGATAGACCCCGGCACGGAGTTTGGGGCGTAGATATACAGACCAACAGCCATCCCGCCGAGGTCGGTGAAGGTGACGTTCATGGTCGTACCGGAAATCGAGGCCGTACCCGTCCAGCCCGCCGCGTAGTCCCCGACTACGGGGGTCGGCGCGTATCCTTGCGGCGCAGTAGTAACGGCAGATGAATTGGTCACACAATTGTCGATCAGGCCACGGTTCGACGCAACCAGCGGGGATTGATAGGTGTTGTAGCACTCTCTGCTGATGACAACGGTGGCGTTGCTTGTGCAGTTCTTGACCGTGCCCGCACCTTGCGCGACGCCGCCCGACGTGTACGCAGAGTATCCTGAGGTATCCACGCCGATACTAAAGGTGTTGGCCGACAGCGACGTGATCGTATAGGTCGTGTTATTCACCTCTGTCATACCGACGACGTTTTCAATATGAATACGTGAACCAGTCGCCATGCCGTGAGCGGTAACAGTGACGACGCCCGGATTGGCCTTCGTGATCCCGGTGATTGTCTTATCTGGCCACTGCTCATTGCGCCCGACGAGGCCGCCATGCTGGCCGCCCGAGGAGGAGCCGTAGACTGCCATGTTCGAGGTGACGTTATCGAGCGTGCCACGGAGAGAGCCAACCACGCCGCCGATTGTCGTTCCAAGTAGATAACGTCCATCGCTTGCGATGGTCTCGCGCTCCCACGCCGTTTGCGTAAGTGTGCCGTGAACAGTCAGGTTCTTGACGGTGCCGATGCCGGAATTGTTCCCGACGTTGCCAAAAAGCCCGTCTTCCAAGCCGGGAGTTGCTGACGTGTCCAGCAAGCTGAAATTGCGGAGCGTGTAGCCAGCGCCGTCGAATGTGCCAGTGTAGGGCGTGGCCGACGTGGTGCCGAGGGGCGATTCTGTAAACACGCCGTCATATTCCGCGTTGTAGCTGCCCAGCATCGTGACGTTGAGCGTTGGGTCCGCGTTTAGCAGCACGCTCAACTCGGGCAACGTCCGCACAGTCCCGACGCCCGACACGAAGAAGCCTGCCCCCCTGCCCACGCTCTGCCAAGCACCATCAATGTAGAAATAGAAAGTGTCGTTGGTTGCATCGACAACAACCGGAGCAAACCCCGTCTTAGATATTGGCGTACCAGTTGGTGTGCCTGCACAAGTTGGAATATAGATAAAACCGTCCGTTGCGTTCGTGGCAATCAACCCGCCGCCGATAGACACATTATTATTTGCGTCGATGGCGATACCCACAGTGCCGCCGCCCTGCAATTCCAGCACGCCACTGTCATCCGCAGTCTCCGCGATGCCGTTTAATGTGCCAGTCGAGTTAATTATTGAAGCCATGACGAATTCCTATTGTGCGTCACAGACCAGCGTCCCGCCAAGCGCCGCCGCTGTAGAAATAAAGCTTGCCGTTGGTTGCATCGACAACAACTGAAGAAAATCCAGTCTTAGCTGTTGGCGCACCAGTTGGTGTGCCTGCACAAGTTGGAATATAGACGAAGCCGTTCGTTGCGTTCGTGGCAATCAAACCGCCGCCGATAGTCGCATTTCTTGTTGCGTCGATGGATATGCCGATGTTCCCGGCACACTGAAGTTCCAGCACGCCGCTGGCATCCGCCGTCGTTGCGAGGCCGCTTGATGTACCAGTCGAGTTGATTATTGAAGGCATGGTAACCTCTAAAAATAAACCAGCGCGAGAAGTAGAAGGAACATTTTCATGCTGGGGTCCGTTCACCAAAAATCATAATTCATCCTCCTACGAGGATTAACGCACTTATTGCCGAGGGCACACCGCAGCGTACCGTGATCATGGTGTCCACTCGATCACGATGCTGCCGTCGCCGCCAGTGCCGCCCGCGCCGCCCGTGGTGATGCCACGGCCACCACCGCCGCCGCCGCCGCCGCTACACCCGCCATTGCCCCCTGCTGCGCCCGTGGCGAGCGTCACGCCAAGACCGCCGCCACCACCACCGCCAGAACCCGAACCAGTGCCCGAGCCGTCGTAGGCGCAGGAGCCCGCACCGCCGACGCTTGCGGCAGTCTGGGAGGAGCTTCCGCCACCTCCGCCAGAGCCGTTGGAACCAGCAGCGCCGGGTGTAGCTGTACTGGTCGAGCCTGCGCCGCCCGCCGTGTAACCCGCAACCGTGGTCGAGGTCATAGCCTCGCTGCCAAACGTAGCGGACGTAGAAACAAGCCATTCCGTACCACTGATAGCCGATAGGAGGACCGTGTTGGCCGGTGCGGACGCGCTGGTCACTACCGCTCCGACAATCATCGTTCCTGTCACGGCAGAGACAGTGAGAGTCGTACCCGCCATTGATCCGGTAAACGAAGCAGTGACGGGAGGAGTTGGGTCGTAAGAGCGACCACCGTTGCCGCCCACACCCGCCGTTCCATCGACGCCTATCGTGCCGTTGTCAGCGGCACCGCCGCCGCCACCACCACCGATAAGGATATTGCCGAAACCGTCGCCAGCTATCTTGCCCGCACCGTTGGGGCCGCCCGCGCCGCCGCCGCCGCCGCCAGAACGCGCGCCGCTGCCCGTCAGACCAGAATTGCCACCGTTGCGGACAAATGTTCCAGCCCCCTCGCTCCCCGCGCCGCCAAGCGCGTTCGTGGCGGGAGCGCCATTACCTCCGCTCATTGCCTTGAGGGTCGTGACATTACTGAAGTACGTAAAGGTGGCCGCGCCGCTACCCCCAGCGGCCACGCTGAACGTGATGGGCGTCGAAGGCGTAGCTGGACAGAAGTTTCTGATGGAGGAATACGCCCCGCCGCCACCGCCACCGCCAGAGCCGTCAACCAAATCCGCCGTCCCACCGTTGCCGCCCGACCCCAAAGCGCGAATGATGTTGTTGGCGCAATTGAAATCAGGCGCGGAGACCGACAGGTCGAGCGGGCTGGTCGATCCCGGCGTCAATACCAGATACTTGCGAGGGTTAGGCGGTGCCGGTGCCGCAGGGATAGGCATGTTTGCGAGATACGGATATCCGCCTGCGTTGGCGTTTTGGAGCCAGTCTCCATCAAAGTTAGTCGGTAGCCCCCCTAGAAAAGCTGCGTCTGTCAGGCCCGTGATGGCCGCGCCGGGTGCTGCATTCGTGCCGCAACCTACCGACAGCCCGCTTGTTGTCGTGTTCCAGTAGACGTTTGTGATGCTGCCGATGTTAGCGCAGACACCCGCCGCGCCAGCGATAGCAGACATTCCGTTAACTGCCGAAAGAGTGTAGGCCTGATCTATCGTGCCCGACGATGGAGAGTTGCGCCCTATTGTTCCTCCCGCAGCGGCATTGCAATACGTCGTACCCCAGCCGAAAACATGATCGACTTTGCCCCCGCTGTAGTTATAACCAAGCACGGTTCCGCAAGAGCTTGCAGTGGCCCCGGTAACAGTGCCAGTCGAGTAGGCATGGTGCAGGTAGCCCGCGTTGACGGCGGCTACACCGCCCAAGGCAGTCACGGTTCCAGTGACTGCTCCCGTGTTGTACACGTAGCTCACGCGCGAGGGGGAGCTGCTCCCGTCTGCGTATCGAAGACTTGAGACGACGCCCCCGACATTGCGCGAACCCGAAACCGATCCCGCGTTGGAGCTATTGGTCAGCGTTCCACAGAAGACCGGACCTGTGACACCACCCGTCTCCCCCTGCCCATCGTTGGTCGTGTTCTGGAGGCTCACCGTAGACTCGACCGTGATGTTCGTGGCAGTGGCGCACTGCGTTCCGCTGTAGCCCAGCGCGCCAATGGCAGCGCCCAGATATGCGCCAGACGTAGAACACGGGGGCGTCGAACATTGCTGCGTCTCGCCCGGTGATTCGCCCGTGGCTACCACGACCGAAAGGTTGTGTACCCGCATCGTATCCAAGGTGCCTTGGAAAAACGATGGAATGCACCCGGCAAGATTGTTGTTCGCCGTCAGAGAAAGAGATTGCGATCCTTGGCATTCAAGGTTTGTCATAGCTGTCGTACCGCGAACATCCGCGAACAGGATACCGTTGTAGTTAAAGTAGCCGTTTATGGTCATGGCAAAGTTGCCTTTGACATTATCAACCGTTGCGTTGTCTAAGACGCCTACGATGCCCGCGACACGATACGTCTGAAGATCACCATTCAGACTGGTCGATAATTGGGAAACAGTTCCCTGCATGTCGCAATTCTTCAGAGTACCGCCTGCGATCTCATTGAAAAATGAGACAGAAGAGGACACCGGCAGATCAGGCAGGCCAGCCGTGCTGTAGATGTTGATGTTTATTATTGGGAAATTCTGGCAGTCGAATATTCCGGTGTAGATGGAGCTTATGACATTTTGCGTAAACTGCCCATCCTTGCCGCCGTTATAGCGGCGTAGCTGAATAACATCAGCAGATGGATTTGCGTCAACCAAAGCGCCCAATTCACGCAACGTGCGAGCGTAACCGTGGCCAACGACCTGCCACGCAGGACCAGCGTCTGCTTCCATCACGGCGCGTGCTATGCCGACACTCTGTCCGTTAGCTACGCCAACGTTGAAAAACGCCAGTAACACCAAAATAAAGAGTGAAAACTTTTTCATTGGAATGCCTGTCCTCCCACGAAGCCAGACCAAGTTGTGCCTCCATTAAAGGTAACAAAAGAAATTACATCGTAGACGCCGTTGGTCGTGCTTAGAACTGGTGCCGCTGCTGACGGCCATTTTACGGAAGCGCCCCACGCTTGGGTGTAGGTGCTGCCATTGGCAGTTAGCACCAGCGTGAAAGCAGTTGCGCCTGCGGGAGCGTTTGAAATCGTGAAGGTCGTGATGTTAGCGTTTGATGTAGTCGTGTAGACCGTAGCGTTGCCACTAAGATTGATTGTCAGTATGTTGTCCGTAATAGATACCGCCGATACCGCCTCAACGAGGCTCTTAATCCGCGTCCAACATCCGGTCGGCCCCGCAGTCGGCGTGACTTGATACAAGTCGTCCGCCGCCGCGCACGGTGTCGTGCCCCATGCGAACTCTCCACCCGTGGCGAGGTCCATCACAATAACAACAGGAGGACGCGAGGTTGGGATCGCCTTGAGCGCGGCGATGTTGTTAACCCGGTACATGGTCGTCGTGGTCTGCCCCCACGCGGAGACAGGAGCCAGAACAAGCGCGAGGAGGAGAAGGAACTTTTTCACGCTGGGCTCCACGATCCGAGACGAGCTTGGGCGTACCACGTTGTGACAGAGCGGCACTTGAGAAGGAGGTAGGCACCTTTAGTTGTCGCGGTGACGGTCCCGCCTGAAGTGGAAGCAAGGTCTTCCACGTAGATGGTGACACCACCGGGCGCATCCACCACGAGTGACTGGTCTTCAGCGACGGTGAAAGAGAACACGTAACCGACTACCGCCGCAGGCAGAGTAAACGTGACAGGGCCAGCCGCCCCAGCATTGTCGAAGTCTGAAGGATCGTCAGTGGCCAGTATCACGTAGTTGGTTGTCTTGGACGATATTGTCCGGTTTACTACACCCGTGAGAGTGGTAAGGGCTACACCGCCAGAATCGCCGTCAACTATTGTGGCCATCACGTCACCCGCGCCGCTGGTTGTTGGTGTCCCGCATCATCATCCGGCCTGCAGTATTACCCAGTTCGTCCCGTCGGATACAACCGTACACCATTTACCCGGAACACTCTGAAGCAGGGCCGTACCGGCAGCGCCGCCGCCCAACGGCACAACATTGGACGACGCAGACACAACAGTGTGATTCTCGTAATTCTGAAACATGATTTCACGGCCCGTCCACGACGACGCAGCGGGGAACGTCACAGTGCAGGTCGATCCGGCCTTGTTGCTGATAAGCCAGTTATCGGTGTCCGCGACCGTGAAGTTCTCTGTTTTCGTGACAGGTGCGCCGCGCCCAAATGCGCCCGACAGGTTCTTTAAGTACCCATTATTGCCGATCTGCCAGCGGTCAGTGCGCGTTGCCGCGCCGTCCGCCGTGGTGGCAAACATAAGCCGCCCCGGCATGTCGTTAGTGCCGGGAGTGCCATCCACTTCTGCTCTGATGCAAGCGCCTTCAATAAAGCCGGTGCCGTCAGACCCTTCAAAGACCAACTCACCCATCACGCCATTATCCGACAAAACCGAATGTGTTCCGATTGTGCTGCCGAGTGAATGGGCGAGCCTTACGGTCGGCCCGGTCGTAATTGTTGAATTCCATAGGGCCGCGCCAAAACCCGACAGCAACTGCGTGGTGGTGACGGTCTCGTAGAGCGGCGTAGCGCCGCCAGAAAAAGACACGGCTGCTGTGGTACCCGCAACAACTTGGCCGGTTGCACTAACCAAAAACGGCGTAGCGTCCGGGTTTGTGGCATCCTCAACAAGGATTGCGTTGCCTGTACCAAGCTGTGTGACACGCAGCGCAGCATTTGTGTTGTCCGTTACCGAGATGATTTGATTGACGGAAAACGTATTGGCCGTGTTGAGTGTCGCCACAGTCCCTGTCGTCGCCGGGAACGTCATGGTTGTCGAGTCGGTGCCCGCGAGCGTCAGCGAGTTGTTCGCGGTCAGCGTCTTGGCGGCAGCAATCGTGAGCGTCCCCGTACCTGCCGTCCAAGTGTTGCCGTTGTACGTTTTATTGGTAAGGGCCTCAGACCCAGCCAGCGTGGCCAGCGTGCCCGTTATAGGCATCGTGATGCTGGTATTGGCCGTCAACGTGGCCGTCAGGTTATAGGCACCGCTGGTAACAAGGTTACCGGCCAATGTCAGGGTAGATGCGCCAGCCGTCCACGTATTGCCGTTGTAGGTCTTGTTGGTGAGGGCATCAGTGGTTGCCCTGCCGACAAGCGTATCTGTCGATATGGGCAGCGTAAGAGTGCCAGTATTTGAGATGGTCGCAATGACAGGCAGGATAAGTGTCTTGTTGGTAAGAACGTCAGTGGTTGCCCTGCCAACAAGCGTGTCAGTAGATGTCGGTAAAGTCAGCGTGCCGGTGTTGACGATGGTCGCAATGACAGGCGCGGTGAGTGTCTTGTTGCTCAGCGTGTCTGTCGTTTCCTTGCCGACAAGAGTATCCGTGGCCGTAGGCAGCGTTAGAGTGTTGTTCCCCGCGACGGCGGGTGCCTCGACCGAAATCTGTCCGCTTGTGTCGCCGGAAAAAACAACGGCGCTCATTACAACACCACCCAGCGAGAACCGGAAGAAACTGTGACGGCGACACCAGAGGCTACCGTGATGGGACCTGCGCTCATACCGCTTCGCCCTACCGGAATGGTGTAGTTGCTCGACACCATCAGGCTGTTTGTGATGATGCCGTTACTGGCCTGTAAGACATTTGCAGAAAGTTCCCCTTCAACCGTGGCGTTTCCGAGGTTGTCCTCGACCACCATGGACGAAGCGATTGGCAGCATCGCCACCCGCTTGGTGCCAGATGTAAACGTCACAGTCGCATTGGCATTGGAAGACGAGATGATCGCAGTGCGTACCAGATACGAACTGCTGCCGGTGAGAAGGTAACTGCCCTCTCCAATCTCCCATTCGTCGTCAGCGTCTGTGTTTATGATCAAATACTGGCAGGTATCGCCAGTGGTCATCTGACTGGCAAATGTCCGGTAAGACGTTTGATATACGCCTTCAAGGGTCATGTTGCCGGTTCCGGTGGAAGTTGAGGATTCCTGAACACGGTCAGCTTTAACAAATGCCATTTTAAGATTTCTCCAGAACTTCCATGAGTCCCTTTGTAACCAAAGCCTCAAGGTCCTCGCGGTTCATCCTCGCGGGGGGATTACCGTTCAGGGGATCAAGCAAGTCTCCCACGGGTCCGCCCCCTCTGAGCGATCCCATTTCCACGAGCCCCGACTCGATTGCCACCTGTATCCATAGCTCCGGGTCTTGCTGCGTTCTTTTCCCCGGAACGTATTTTCCCAGAGAGAATGGCAGCCGGTATTCCGGCTGTTTGAACACCCGTACTTTGTCCCAGTTTATTTTCTTTGACCGGCCTCTCGATTGCACCGGGGCTTTCGTAGTCGAAGAACTCGGTGAGGCCGCCAAGGCCTTGCCTGATGGTGCCGCCTTCGGCGTACCCACCCGGTTGCATGGCTCGCGAGACATAGTTGGCCCCCTTGGTGCCCTGTAAAAACCGGGGCATTTTAACGTATCTGGATTTGTCTTTGTATTTTTCGGCGCTAGGGAGGCCCCTCATTACTAGCCCTTACCGACGTTCAAGGAGCCAACGGAAACTGCCAACTCTGGCGCAAAGTCGGGGTCTTCGATGTCTTTCTGAGGGAGCTTCGCCAGAACGTCCAAGTGCGCCTTGTGTGCCGGATCATCCAGCACCTCGACGCCTAACAGGAATACACCGCCTTCCCGCTCTATCGGATTAAGAGCGGCAGACGGCGTGGAGAGGCCGCGCACGCTGTCGGCTTCAGTTGAGGTTAGAAGGATGAACATAGGCATCAGACATTCGCTCCGACTGAGGTCGCCCACGCCTGCACCGCGTTGTAGCGCGCAAGACGCTGCGCTTGACTGAGCGCGGCACCGACAGCCGAGAACCCAATCGAGGCCGCGCGGAAGCCCGCCGCCGTTCCAACGTTGTTGTAAGCGCCGAGGAAAATGCTGTTCGCGGGAAGCGAAACCCCAACCGCAGCCGGGTCAACCGTGCGCGTCATGCTGACGCCGTTTTTTGAACCATAGACATCGGTCACAGCCGCGCCATTCCGGCCGCCTTGCGTGAGGCCGAGGCTGCTTGCGGACGGCAGCGTAAACGTAGCCGCCGCGCTTCCCGCTTGAACGAACGCGTTTCCGGCGGCTCGTGGGCGCATGGTGATGGCGCGACTCAAGCTGTTGATTACGCCGGCCGCGTAGGTGTTCGCGCTCAACTCCGCGCGCTCGTAAACCTCCAGATGGATGGAGGTGGCCGTCATCACCGCCGCGTGGGTCAATGGAATGAAACCTGTGTCGATGTACTGCGTCGTGCCGTTGAAGGCGTACCCGCGATCCGTCGTGAAGGTCGGTGAATTGGTCGCCACGGCAAGCCTGCGCTGCTTCAGGGAGGTGAGAGCCTGCGCGAGGTTCTCGGCCCACAAGCCCCAATAGTCATCCGTCAAATCCCATGCTCCGGAAGCCCTCTCAGCAGCGATGAAGGTGCCAACGATAACCGCGCGTCCAGCCGACACCGTGCCACCGTTGGCCACGACACTGGCAACCCATGCGTTAAGGGTGTCTAGCCCGCTGCCCTGCGTTGCAGACGACATCAGGATATCGGAGAAGCGCATCAGGTGAAGTTCCCCACGCCGACCACAGCGATGCTTGCGCCGGTTGTAACCTTCCACGCCCCGGAGACGCTAAAGCAGCCAATCGGGACGACGATGGGACGAAGGTCTGCCAACGTGCCGGTCGTGAACGTGTAAATGACCGTCGCGTTGTCGAGGACCGTGGTTGTTCCCGCCCCCGTCGTCGTGGGCTGCAAGATGACGTGGCTGAGATAGTCACCCGCCGCGCCGGTCGCGCCTAGAACTTGCGCCGTCTGCCCGGCTGCTACCGTCTCGTACTGAAAACCAGCGGGGACAACGGAAAAGCTGGCGCTTGGCGCTTTCGCGCCACCGCCGATGACCTCTACCAGAGTTGCATTGCTCATCAGACCATCCCTCCCGACTGGATAATGCGCCCAGTAAGAGACTGTGGGCTGGCCGCCGTCGTGATAACAAAACGCACAGCGGTCACCGGATTATTGATTGTGGCATCTGCCGTGGCAGTCTTGGAGACCATGGTCGCGTGGTCGAACCACGTCTGGGTGCCGTTGGGCCAAGTCGTCGCCTGCACATCGTCGTAGGTGTACTGCAACTTGTAGGTTGCCCCAGTCACGGCTGTAACAGCAACCGAGATGTTTGCGGGAGGATAGACATCCAAGGGAATGATCTGGCTCGTGCCAAGCCCGTTGACTCCAACGGTAATGGCACCCGCCGCAGCCCCCGAGATGGTAACTCCGGTGACTTCTTTGAAATACTTGGTGGTCGCAACGGTTTCGTTGTTGGGTCCGGTAATAGAGGTCTGGGATATCGTGTTGCCGTCACGGTCGCGTCCCGTAACGTCTAACGTCCGATTGGAGATATCCGAGCCTGAGTAAATCGTGACGATCTGGGGGGAGGCGAACGTGGCCACACCACCCGTGGCGAGAGCGCCATTGATCGTGACCGCACCCGCGCCTGCTGGCGTCTGGGATGCGGCAACGCCGTCAGCATCGAGAACTGATGGCGAAAGAGAAACTGTAATGGGTCGCATAATTCATCCTCTACAAAGGATTACCGCGCAAAAATGGCCCGTAACCGGAGCTACGGGCCAAGTCTGCGAGGAGGAAGCCGGGAGTGACACCGGCTATTAACGCCCGGAGTGGAGGCGTTAATCCAGTTGTTAGGTCGGGTTGACGGCGATGCCGCTGGTGGCGGCGACTACGCTTGCACCGTCAACGTAGATTTGACCGCGCGAGGTGGCGTCGGTGCCGAACTCCGTGATGCCGACCAGCGTGCAGTCCTTCATCAGAAGGAGACCGCCAGCGGAGGCCGGAAGCGTTACCAGACCGCTCATCGTGGTCGAACCCGACTGCGCGGCGTTACCGAACGTGCAACCCCGGAAGAGGGTCGTGCGGTCAATGCAGTTTGCACCCGTACCAAGGATACCAATGGTGGTAGCCGAAGAGGTATAGAACGGGAAGTTACAGCCAATGAACTCGTTGCGCGGGGTCGCCTCTGCCAGTTCAAGAGTGGCGTTAGCCACCGTCTTGGTCACAGTATCGAGGCCCATCGTGCAGTTGACGAAGCGATTCTCGCCCGTGCCGCTGACCAGCAGGCTACGACTGGTCGTTGACTGCGCCGAAGCCGCGTCACCGGCACCGCCAAACGTGACGTTCTCAAAGTAGTTACGTCCGCCCGTGACAGTGAAGCAAATCTGGCTTGCCCCTCCGGTCGAGAAGCCGTTGAAAAAGGACACGTTCTGGATGATGCAGCCCGAACCAGACATCGTCACGAAGTTACCCGACCCGAAGGTCGCCATCGTATAGGTGCCGGTGGGGGGAGCAAAACGGGAACGGCTGTTCAGGGTCGGGGCCGCCATGCCAACAATGTGAACCGCGTTCTTGCTCAGAACGAGGGTGCCAGCCGTGACCGTCGAATCGACAGCCACAGCATTCGCCAGCGACAGACGCTGCGAGCCCGTGGACAGACCATTATCAACGATGACAATGACATCATTGTAGCCATCACGGGCATTCGCATAAGCGGAATAGATCGTCTTCTTCGGAGACGAAGCATTACCGTTATAGCTATCAGACCCGTTGACATAATCGACAAAGATGACTCGACCATTGGTCAGCGGGATTCCGCTGATACCCATGGTGGGGACGCCATCGACAAGAAGACCGTTGAGAAATTCAGTGGTGGTATCAGACATTAAAGCCTCCAGAAAAATTGGCCAACGCTACGCGGAGGGAAGGACACCGGGGAACTGATTGGTCCCCCGGTGTTAAGACAGGATTATCAGCTTGCGCCGGGGCTACCGTACATGCCGAGAGGATCAGAGACGCCGAACGAATAGCGGGCGCGTGCCCGATACCGCACATTGCCCGTATCGAAGTCGCCGTCCATGGAAGTCTTCATGGGCATGCGTTCGAAGTGCTTCAGGCCATTCGGCACATCCGTCTTCAGGAACCAAGCATTGGTGTCCGTCAGGTAATGGTTGACCGTGTAGCCTTCCGGGATCGAGCCGTTGTTCTTGATCGCGTTGATGTCGTTATTCGCGACACCGACACGAAGCTCCGTCTGGAGAAGACGAGTCGCAACGAACATGAGAGCCGTCGGAATGATCAGCTTGCGAGGCTGGGCTGCAATCAGCAGACCGCGTTCGTCAAGCCATCCGGCGATCTGGATGACAGCCGCTTCCAGCGAGGTCTCGTTGAGGTCGGCACCCGTCGTCGGACGATTGCTGTTGGTGCCACCGCTGACCAGCGGATGGTCCGTAGCAAACAGACGCTTGCCGTCACCGTACAGGAAGCTCGCACTGAAGCCATTGTTGAGAATGGCAGCAGCCTTAACCTGCTTGGTGTAGGCCATCGAGCGAGCCAGCGCCTTGGTGTACCGGGTCGAGAGCGAGTCATACAGGTTATCTTCCATCGCTTCTTCAGTGATGGAGAAACCCATGGCTACCGTCTCATGGGTATACCGCGCCGTCCAAGCTTCCTGCGCGTTGTCGTAGGCGATGCCTTCGCCTTCCGCCTTGACCGGGGCTGCCGCAAACGTGGCGAGCTTGGTCTCTTCTTCGAACGAACGCTCGGAAGTCTCCGTATCGAAGATTTCCGTGTCTTCGTTTTCGTACTTCTTGTACTCCAGCCCAAACAGAGCGTTGAGACCGGGGAGCAACTCCTTGAGGAGTTGTGCGCGTGAAATTGCCATTGTCTAATGCTCCCTTAGATCGCGAGTGCGCGCTGATAGGCGTGCATTCCGAAGTTCCAAGAAACCAGAACGTCGGGGTAATCGTCCGTAGGGGCAAGGCAATCCTGTGCAATGCCAGCGGCAATGCCGGGTTCTACGTTGTTACCGGCCCAGCCGATAATACGCAGCGGCAGGGTATCGGTCGTAGCGACCGTGGACACATCCAGAGTGACGCCGCTGTTGCCAGAGGTCGTCACGCCCGCACCCTGAACCACACCAGCGTTGTTGAACAACATGGTCTGGGTCATGGCCGCATTACCCTGAATCCTGAAGACCGTGGACGGGTCATCGCAGACATAGGCAATGGAAAGCGTCGAGTTCGCCGGAACGGTGTTCGCCGTGTACATCTGGCGGAACGTCGCTCCGTAGGTCGGGTCCATGTACGACACGCCCATGAAGATGCCAATCGGCGTCAGCGTGGAGGTGCCAACATCCTTGGCGATGGTGCCGGTATCAACGAGTTTGACGACATCACCAAAGAAGATGCTCGTAGCGTAGTTGGATGCGATAGGCAGCATCCGGGTCGAGCCTGCAAAAGGACGGCCACCGATCAAATTGACCGGCACCATCCCGTAGGCGGAGGCAGTGTTTGCCATGATAGGTCCTCTGTTTAGGTGCCCTACTTATTCGGGCGACCTGATCCAAACGTCACAGTTGAAGTACGAGACGGTGCGAGAATGGGCATACGAGGATCAGCCTGCTTCATGAAGTTGTGATCAGATGCCTGAATCTGATTCTTTGTCAGCTTCGTGAAGTGGGCAGCCCGTTGTTCAGCCCGTTCCGATTCCATCTTGCAAAGGAGAAGGCCACCGACTTCCAGATTCTCCGGAAAGCGCGTCTTGTGATCCTGCATCAGACCAAGATGCATAACCTCTTCCTTGGGGACTGGAATCCAGCCCTCGCGGAAGCGGGTAGACACATTGGTCGGGTCTGCCTGACCAAGAGTTGCCGTCCGAATCCAGCGATAAACGTATCCATCCTGAGGGTCCGGGTCGGGTAGCTTTGACGGCTCAACCCAAGCTTCAGTCCGTTGCGTAGCCTCACGGGTATCATTGGTGCGTGGGGCGCGGGGGTCCGAGTTAGCCATCGTTGTTCTCCAGTCTAATCATTTCTCGGGCATACTGTTGTTCAGTAATTCCAAGACGCTTTGCCAGCGCCACTTGGGACGCCGTGAGAGTCACCCGGTTACTGGCCCTTCCCGCAGGACTGCGGGTTACGCCAGCAACGGCATTCCTACGGGGCGGTGACTGAGTGCGCCCGTTGGTGCCATTCCCGTTACGGGAATTCCCTTCGTCTTCATCCCGGAAATAATTCGGGAACGACTCGCGAACTGCCTTGTTGATCTCCGCGAAGTATTTCGGAGATTCCAAGGGAATCTTTTTCTCAAGCAACTCTTCGTGGACACCGAAGGCAAACGCCGTCATGCGCTTGTCCTGATTGAACCACGGATTGTTTGCTACCCAATCCTGCATCGACTCCGACAGGCGGACTTCCTGACGCTGCGGCTGTTGAACCTGCTCCCTGCGTTCATCCCCCTGAGGGAATGAAATAGGGGGGATGTAGTTCTGGGCCTCTGCCCGCGCCGCAGTCCTTGCCAGTTTCCCCTGAAGTTCCGCAGCCTTCGCGGTGTCGCCAGTCTCCAGCGCCACCCTCAGGCCTTCTTCCAGAGAGATCATCTCCGTTTCTGCCGCCTGCTTGGTACTATCCAAGAGAGTCTTGTGACCCTCCGAGACCAAGCTGCGGAGCTTCTCGTTTTCTCCGTGGACCCTCTTGGCGAAGTCAACGGCGGCGTTATGTTCGCGCTGCCAAGCTTCCTTTGCCCGACGTTCCTCGTGGTATTCCCACTTCATCTGCCTGAGGCGGTCCTGAACACCTTGGGTGTACTGACCGATCTCTTCCTCTTCCGGAATCAGGGACGGGGTGCCGGGAGCGCGGGGCTGCCTGCCCCGGTCTGCTTCTGGCGTATCGTCCTCGACCTCTATCTGGAGATCGTCATCCCCCGGAGCGGATGAAGTCGCAACAACCTTGTCGCCGCTCTTGTCAGGGCGAACATCGATCTCGCTTTCGATTCTCTCGGTAGCCATGATTTCTCCTATGCACGCTCGATGAAGCGCGGATCAGCCACTACAGACAGGATCGAATCGTCATTGATGATGCGAAACTCCTGTTCCTTGATCTTGAAGCGAGCGCCTGTGTAGCTCTTCATCAAAATCCAGTCTCCAACTTTGCACCAAGGCCCAGTCGGAAACTTTACCGTATCCAGATAACAATCCGGACCCATGGCAAGCACATTGCCAACGATTGAGGCGGTATGCTCTCTGGCTTTCAGATCATCAGGGATGAATACATTCCCGATTTTCTCTCCCTGCGGAGGCAAAGCTATCAGCATGTGATAGCCAACCGGCACGGGCATCATTGTCTTGTTCGTTTTCGCCATGACTATTCCTCATCACCGGCTGAATCCGGGTCTTTCAGGAGGGGATGAATATCCTCCATCAGGTCCCACATGCCTCTGAGATAGCCTATCGAATAACGATACTCTTCGAATGTCTGGACACCATTGATGATGGTTTCCTGTGTTCTCTTGAAGCGATCTGTGTATCGCCTCTGAACAAGTTCATTCAGATTCATATTCACTCCGGATGCCTAGGATAACCCCTAGTGGCTCGCTGCGCTCGGTGGCTTGCTTAGTAATTCTGATTCGATCCATTGTTGGATCGTTTCTTGTTGTCCTGACTCTTCAGTTGCTGCGCCCTCATTTCGAGGTCGAGTAGTTCAAGTCCCGTATCAAGCATGTTCTGACGCTTGTTCGCATCTTCGCTGTTTTTGCTTTGAGCGATCTTTACGCCAAGAGCAGCGCCAGCGACTCGTTCCTGTGAGGTGAGCCTGCGCTGATCGGCAGCTTCCTTCTGTGCAAGGGCTGCCATCTTGAACTGTAGTTCCTGCTTCGCAGCCTCGGCCTTCTGCTGGGCCTGCATCTGCTTGATCTGGAGTTCCTGCTGCTGCATCTGAACAACCGGGTCCTGCTGGGCCTGCTGGTTTTTCTTCTGTGCCGCCTCTGCCTGATCCTTCTGGAGAAGCCTCTTGCTTGCCTCCGCCACGGTCTTGGAGAGCATGACCTCCACATCTTCCGGAAGAGGCTGATCCTCTGGCGGAAGAGGAACACCCATCTGCTCTTCGATGCCCTTGCGGTAGGCGTAGGCGAGATGCTCCGACACATGGGCAGCAAGAGCCGCCTGTATGCGGGATGCCTGCGGGCTCTGCCCGACAAGCTCCATGATCTTCGGGTCCTGTGCCGCCGCCAGATGAACCTGAATATGGGCTTCCTGATCCTGATAGAGGAAAGCCTTTACCGGCTTGCCCATCAGCAGCGCCATGTTCTCCGATACCGGGTCCATCGGAGTAATATCCTCCGGGTCCTTGACGATCTTGTCGGCATTCTGGACGCCAAGGATCGTCACGAAATCCCGGTACAGGAGCGGCATATCGAATGCCTGCTGGTCTGTCTGGGCCAACTGGAGGACAGCCTGTCCCTGAACAACCCGCTGCGCCATGCTGGCTGCATTCGGATCGGACACCGGGATGATATCCACTTGAGCGAAGTCCTCGACGCGAGAGCTATCGGCTTGCTCAACCTCGTATTCGTACTCCGGACCCATGTCTGTCGCGATGATATCCGCAATCAGCTTCAGGTCCTGCTTGAGGCTGGCATGGAGTCTTGCCTGAACCGCAGACATGACCTTCATGGATCGCTCCAGAAGGGCAAGTGTGGTGCCGACAGGAGCCTGCTGCGTCATCGCATTGATGGGGAGATCGGGTGCCGCACCAAGCCTGCGGCCTTCCTGAATCATGTCATTCAGGAGACTGTGAAGAACCGCACTCGGTTCCTTGTAGGGCAGGAATGCGATGTTATCCCTGATGTTCCCGGAAGGAACATCGACATCGCGGAACTCACCCGGCATGATCGGACTGTCGTCGCCCTTGATCCTCATGCCTCTGGATTTGAGGCCGCCGGGGAGATTGGCGAGTGTGCCCGCGTCCACAAGCTGTCTAAGAATGCTCGTGGCAGAAGCGGTAATCCCGCCAATCAGGTGAATAAGGCCAGAGCCATAGAAGCCCAAGCCCGGTAGATAGTGATAAGGCGTGAAATGCTGACGCCTGATCTTCATCGGGTCGCTCTCACTCCAGTTCCGGCGAATGGCCAGAACCTTCTGAGACGATTTATCGACCGTGATCACATAGGGAAGTTCGATGCCCGTCTGGGCTTCTTCTCCCGTATCCTCATCCGTAATCGTGTCTTCGAATCCGGGCAAATCCCAGTCTACATGGCACTCGTAGAGAGTATATCGCTCATCATCCTGAGAGGGATGGGAGCTACCTGTCAGCTTGTCGTACTTCTCTTTGATGTCGTCCTGCCGATAGGTTGGCTTCGGAAGATCGACACCTGAATACTGCCCAGTAACCTGCATCTTCTTCAGGTCGTTTGGGAAGATTCGCATGACCTGTGTATATCGGGGACAGGTCCTCAGGTCCGTGGTTCCGTATGGAACGATGAAGTCCTCTGCCGGAATGAAACGCCCCACAGGCCTTTTTAGTTCCGGGGAAAAGTAGATTTTTCTGAAGGCACTCCCGGCGAGTGCCAGATAGAACAGAAGCTGTTCCGTTTCTGGACGGAACTCGGTCATGCGATCCAGCAGGAAGTAGTTCAGTTCCTGCTCAACGCGCTTGGCCTGCTTCTCCTTGTCCTTGGTCCACTTGCCAAGGGTCTTGGTTCGAACCGGCCCGCCAGCCGGGTAGATTTCCATAATGGCCTGAGACTGAAACCTGACCGCAGCCTCGGTCATTACCGGGTGGAAGACACCACAGGCACCGGACCAAGGGTCGGTACGCTCTTCGGTCTTGAAGCCCAGAAGGCTCAGACCCTTAATGTACGCCCGCTTCCAGTCATCCCGCGAACGGTCATCGATCTCGACCATCTCGCAGATTTTCCGGCCAATCGAATCGAGTTCGTTCTCTTCAATGTAGCCAGCCAGATTGTCATCGAATTCTTCTTCCTCCTCGGGAGATGAATCCTCCGGAGCAAAGTCTACCGTGACGCCGCCATCATCGTTCTGCTCGATACCGACTTCCGGATCATCCGGAACAAGATCGATGTCGGTGCCAAGTCCCTGAACAATATCTTCGGGAAGAGAACCTTCCGGAGCGATTGTCGTTTCAATAAATGAGGGTCTTGGAGAGCGAGCCATCAGGTTCCGATTCTGGTTAATCAGTAATAGGCACGGCGACGGGGACGGACGGGTTCGTCATCACCCCATGTGTCTGAAGCTAGAGTTAGAAATCCACCTTGCCTGAATCTCATTAAAGCCATCGCTACGCAATCGACCAAGTCGTCATGCTCGACGGATGGGAAGTTCGCACAGTCCTCGATGACCTCATCCGCCCACACGAACTCCGGTGCCCACACAAGCCCGGAGGCAAAGATATCCGAGACTGCATTGACCCGGCTGATCTTGTCGTTGGGAGCCAGCTTGGTTCCACGGGTAGGATTGTATTCCTGTACCGGAATCCCTCTGGCGCGCAACTCGTAGATCAGCGGAGCCCCCGCCGCCTTGGCCTCGACCATGAAGATGTCAGGCTGCCACTTCATGTAATGACGATGGGCAATCGCCTTCAGTTCAGGGAACTCAAGGCGCTCCTTCCATGCGTCCAGAAGGATGAGATTGGGAACGCTCTTCCCGCCCTTGTCCGTCCGTGTCGCCTCGCTCTCCCCCGTAAAGATTCCCCAAGTGGTGAAGGCCGTGTAGTCGGCTGACTCCTTCTGGGAGTAAGCGGTATCGACCGTCACCATTTTTAGCGAGCATTCTGGGACCCTCGGCTCCTTCCAGCGTTTCCACCATTCCCGCCTGATGATGGAACCGGAATCATTCGAAGGTTCCTGCTGGTACTGGGCATTCCACCTGTTCGGTGGAAGGGCCAGCTTGGTCGCCTCAAGGTTCTCCAGACTCCAGAACTCTGGCCACAGAGACTTGCCGCTGGGCATGATTGCAGGAAGGGCCACGACCTTCCATTTGTCCGCCCTGTCCGACGCCGCCTCGCGCTCTGCCTTCAGAAGCTGGCCGGTGAAATCATTCACTGCCCACCGAGACTGGACCACCACGATGCGCCCGTTGGGCTGCAAACGCTGGCGGGGACCGGCCACGAACCAAGAGTAAACCCGCTGGAAGACACTGCTGTCTCCTATGGCGGCTACTGCCTGCTGCTCGCCGGTCGGGTCATCGATGATCACGATGTCGCCGCCCTTGCCGGTCACGTTACCTTCGGCACCCACCGCAAAATACTCTCCCCCGTGGGAGGTATGCCAGCGGCCCGCCGCCTTGGAGTCAGCCCTCAGGCCAACTCCGGGGAATATCTGCTGGTACTCGGTGGACGCGACAAGGTTACGCACCTTCCTCGACCAGCCAATGGCCATATCTCCGGTGCCACAAATCTGGATGATCTTGGCTTCGGGGTTCAGCCCGATATACCAAGCCGGAAGCATGTAGCTGAATAGCTCGGACTTGCTGAATCGGGGCGGGAGATTGAGAATTACCCGGTTTTCACGCCCAAAAACAACGTCTTCAGCCAGTGCCGCCATCGTTTTATGATGGGTTCCAAGGATGAAACTAGGCCAACAAAGCCTCACAAAATCCAAGAAACTGGTACGAGCGTTCTCAATTCGCTCCAATCCGTCGATCTTTCCGACCAATTCCAGAAGATTTGAATACTCTTCCGGGTCCACCGTCTGAAGCATCTTCAGGCTTTTGTGGATTTCGTTCGGATCGAGGGCCATTCAGGGTCCAGATATGAAAAAGCCCCGCAAATACGGGGCTTTCCTGTGGTTCATCCCCCGTGGGGGGACAGCTTCCCACTACATCTGGTAGAACCTATTGACATTTTATCTACAGGTCAAGGGAAAGGTATCAGGATACCCCACTAGGGTCCTCTGCCTCCTCTTCCTGCGGGATATTTGCAGTCATACTGCTCAAGAAACTGATGGAATTGTTCAGTTGGTGCAGTTCCCGGCTGTATCTGGCGATAATCTCCTCAAGCCAGAGGCGTCTTTCCTTCATTTCAGCGATTCCCATGCGGGGTGCCGGGGAAATGTAGGTCTCTGGTGCGAATACCGGGGCAAAAGGAGCCCCTCCTGCGGCTACAAAGTCAGAAACAACCTCTATCGCCGGGTTCTCCAGCGTTTCTGAGGACTTACGCCTCTCCCAGTGGTTCCTCCGGGCGAGGATCATCATGTAATTCTCGGAAGTCTCATGCTTGATGGCGACATCCTTGAGGGACATGCGGCGTTCCTCGTAGTCAGCCCGCAATCTGGCCAGCTTCTGGCCGCGCCACTTACTTGCGACCATCGGCCCTCACCTCAGAGCCACAGTCGATGTCCTCCTTGCACTCGCCCATGCTGAAAACCATCCTTGCCAGAGGCACCGGATCGACATTCTCTTGTGCTGCAAGAATGCAGACATCATCAAGAGTACATTCTTCTGCGTGTTTCCATGGACGATTGTAATAAGCCTTATAAAGACCTTGTAGGTCTTCCTTTGACTCCTTTGGGATGCCTGTCATTCGGGACATGGTTCCCGCCAAGTACGTGACGGCCTCTATATTGGGCCACGTCATCTTGATATTTTGCCGCGTCATCTTGTTGATCCTCCATAGAAGAAGACGAACATAAGAATACCGGCCAAGACCATACCAACGGCCAGCCACTCAATCCGGTCACGCCGGATGCGCTTCTCCCGGTAGCGGCTCCTCATCTTCCCTCTCCCTGACCGTTGGCAGCGTCAGCAAGCTCCTGCGCCTGTGCCTTGGTCATCCCGTAGCCGGGGGTGCCGTGGTTGGTATTCCACCCGGTATGCTTGGGATCATGGGACAGGGTCCAGATTCGGTCCTTGGGGTCCGGATCGGTCGCCAGAGCGGAACAGACTACATACCAATGGTTAGTCACGGGGGATACCCACACCAGCCCTGAGGGTATATTCAGGCTTCGGGCTGGAATGACTGGCTCTGTCCTTGGGCTTCACCCAGCGCCCGGTAGGGTTAAGAACTCCCTTGTTCAGTAGTAGCCTGACTACAGTCCCATAGACGTTCGGGGAATGGGCCTTGCCGACATCCTCCTCGATCAGGTGCCTCAGGTACTCTCCGGTGACGATCCTGCCATTGAAGGCATCAGCATGGCACATGCAGCATTCTACTGCCTTGTCCATCCATACCTTGCCCGCATTCTTGGCTACCAGAGCCAGACCCTCATCCCTCGCGATATCGCCTTCACTCATCGACATAAGAATTCCCTTTGGTTGCGACGGGCGATAATAGCGCGGTTCGGGTGCCGGTGGGTGCGACATTTCAGCGCGGCTACGCGGAACCCCTGTTCCTGCTGTGCATGTAGCCACCGTTGCCTAGGCTGACATATCCAGTCCTCAGGGAGGGAGACCCGGCTTCCTGCTTGAGATACCTGTCCATAATGAATCTGCTGATTGGTTCTTCATGCTGGACCTTGGAAGGACTGATCATCCCATCTTCAGCAATCCGGGTGTGACCCCGGTAATGGGCATAGGAGGATACTCCCAGCCGATCTTTCAGACCTTGAATATATTCCTTTTGGGACATGAGACTATCCTCCCCAGAGGACCATCAGCCTATACCGATACCCAAACGTAACAAGCCCCGCGAATTTTTCATCGCGGGGCTTGCCAAGCCGAAGCTTTGCGTCATAAGCTTCGAACCGTTGGGCGTTGCCGCGCCCGTGTCCGATACTAGTATCCCCGGACACAGCGCGTCAACTCTCCCAAAAGAACTAAGAAGCAGGCCGTAGACGTAAACGGTCAGCCCTCAGAAGCCATTACCTCGGTGACTGAGGGTCCCATTGGGCGGTTGGAGCGGGGAAACCTCATCCAGCCCCGGACACCCAGAATTCCTCGGCGGGTTTGCTATTGCGAGGGTCCTGTAAAAAGGGCGGGTGGAGGTAAATGGCGGGGGCTGGCTCCGTCAGAACTGGAACCTGTTATGCCTGCTTGACCCCCCCAAAGGTCAGGCAGGCTCGTTCTATGGCAAAAGCTTCACCGTCAAAACTGGATAGATGAATGCAGCCCACTTCAGCCGAAGGTATTCGAAGACAAATCCAACGAAAACAAAAAGCCGGAAAGTTGGTGCCACAAAGAATGATTGATGCCCTTGCGGAAGCCATCAAAAGAAATCCCGAGAAAGCTCATTTAACGAAGGGTATTGATGGGAAGCTAATCAAACCAAGTCGCAAGAATAAAATATACAAAGTTCTTCATGGAACAAAATTAGGGAAGGCTTCCAAAGGAAGAACCATTTCAGGAGATGAACTGGAAAGAAGAAAGAAAGAACTCGAAAAACTCTGCGACATTCCAGCGTACTGATATGTTTATCCACCACAGAGGAACACAAGCAGGAGAAGCCGCAGGGCTTATCCTGCGTTGTCCCAGCAAGTTATTGCCGTTGAAAGAGACACTATGAAATATCCTGATCCCTTGGAATCCGCTCGCAGGAACCTTCTTGCTCGGATCGAACGCATGACCAATCCATCGCCATGGCAGGCCAAGCGGCTGCTACGGGCTCGGGAATGGTTGGACAAGGGAGAGTATCGCAAGGGCGAGGATCATATGGCCGCCACTGAGAGACCGGATTTATACGATCTAGATCACAAGAAAGATCAATCATCAGAATCCCCGAGTGGGAGATACAGATGAAGACTATTACGGACCCTGACCTCCCTTTGGGTGAGCGCCTGAGAAGGCTTGCAGCGGCTCAAGGCAAGAAGCCAAAGGACATCGCTGCCGAGTTGGACATGTCGGTACAACACATCAGCAGGCTCTACTGCGGCAAGAAAACCATGCGCCCAGCAATGCTCGACGGATTCATTGCGGCGCTGGACCTTGAGTACATGGCAGCGGCGCTGCACAAGGCCGCCGCGCGCGAGTATGGCTTTAGAATAGGAGGATAGGACATGATCGACGCGAAAGAACTGGAAGAGGCGCTAAACGCCATCGAACTGACGCCGAGGGGGCGCTACGCGGACATACTGATCGCCGCCGCCCGCGCTGCGCTCCTCACAGATGAACCCGACAAGGCCAAGACACCCTAAAGCTTACGGAACCTGTCCTTCCTCAGGAGGACTACAGGCTCGCAGTCCTGATCATCGTTCCGGTCCGTTCTACCGCCGTACCCAATTCCATCATGGGAGAAGTCACTGGTCCTGTACCAGTAGGTGCCACCAAGACCATCCCTGACGATCACTATCAGGGGACAGGCGGCTACCTCACAAAGGTTCTTGGCGGTGCCCCACTTGAGCAGGCTGATGAAGACCCCGCCCATCCGGTCCATGGCATCCATGGAATAGTCCCGATGCTTGATCTCAGCGAAGACAGACCCGCTCGGTCTCTTGAGCATGTAGTCCACCGGGAAGGCTGTCTTCATCCGGATGATCTTGCAGTCCCAGCGGGTAGCTACGTAACGAGCTATGAGTTCCTCGTTGGACCTCTGGGAAGAGGTTTCATAGAACGGGCGCAAGCTACTTCTTGTTCCGCTTGGAGATAGCCGACGCCTTCGCCTTGGCATCCGACTTGGACCCGGCACCCCAAGCCTGAAGGGAAAGCAGCAATCTGGTCGGCTTCCCGTCCGGTTTCCTCTCCGGTCCCGGCATCCCTCCCATCCGGGCAAGGAACGACGCACGGCGGGGATTATCCCCGGACTTCACAGGAGCCTTCAGGTTCATTCCATCTGCCTTGGCGGAAGAACGTCCCTTGGCGTTGAGACCTCCCTCCGGGTTCTTTCCAGCCTTGGTCTGCCAAGCGGGTGATTTAGCCACAGCGCATCTCCTTCAGCATGCGGTTCCTAAGGGACCGGCGAGCCCGCCAATGTCTCTCATAGCTGGTCATTGTCAGGCCAATGACATTCTTTCTATCCACTTGAGCAGCAAGCTCAAAGACCAGTTCCCAAGACAGGTCATCCCCAAGGTCAGCCAAAAGCTCACAGATAGCCCAGTCCTCTGAGTTAACAGCGTTTGCCGAGTCGATGCCCAACACGGGGTCAAGGTTGAAACGGTAGTTTTCGTAACTGTCTGTATTCATTGGATAAAATGCTCCCTCTCCACGGGCGGGACACTTAGCTTGGAAGACTACAGATCAGTCTCAAGCATTTCTCGATGCTGCGCTTCCTCGACCTCCGGTCTGCGGTGCAGAATAGGCTCGATGTCCGAAACCTTTGATTTTTCAGAAAATTCAGACAGGCCTTTTCGGACTGGCTCATGGCCAAAATGCACCCCCGGTTGGGTTTGGGAGGGGGAGCTAGGATTATTGGGTTCGTATGCGGGGGTTACTATAAAATTCTCAGGCGGGTCCGCTGGTGCTGCAAGGGGGCTGCCCGGTGGGTGGGGTTCGCGCGAGCCTTTTTCTTCCGCCGTGGCGGATGGCGGGCTGTTCACCGTCCCTATGCCGAGGGACAGCGAGGGATTGTAGCGCCCTAGGGCAGTGCTAAGTCTTTGATATAGCTGAGACTTTAGTGCCTCAAGGTCCTTGGGATTGATGCTGCGTTCAGTGCGGCGGACATCAGTGAACAAAGCTTCCGTCTTCCCCAATAGCTCCAATGCCCGGATACGGCTGCTACTCTCACCTGCGGTCTGGGCTTCCATGGTGAGCCTGCCGAGCACGAAATCTCTCATGTTTACAACAGCTTGCGCCCTCTTCGCCTCCATCTCCCCGCGATACTGCCCTATTGCGTCCCGCCACACCGGCTTGCTGGTGATCCTATGTGCCGCATATGTCACCTGTTCTGGCGCTATGTCGGGCCTTGCCTGATACGCTGCCCTGTATGCGTCGGACAGGGTGGCACCCCTTGCGACCAGCCTTGCCATTGCGTCCGCTCTGGGGGTTAGCCCATTGGCCAGCGTTCGCCCGGTCCTGATTTCCCCGGAGATTGTGACCGGAGGTATGTCCAAATCTACAGGGAGCCTAGGCATTAGGGTGCCGCCCGCTAGGTATACGATCTCGGCTTCTCCCATTGGTGCCTTTTGAGCTTTGGTTCTGGCAGCCGCTGGTATCTCGCTTGCGCTCGCAGGCCGGCGCTTAGTTGGTTTCATTTAGTAACCCGTGAGCAAATTCAGCGTTATATGTGCGGCGGATTGTCGCATTATCACCGGGCATTGGAAACCGTATCTTCGATGAACCGGCGACGAGATCGCCCGGCGGGGAACCATCCCGGTTCCGCCCCTTCAGAGGACAGCACCATGATCACCAAGTATGACGCCAAGTCCAAGCTCGTCACCATCTCGTTCTCGTACGATCCCGCTGCCAAGTACCCGGCCAGCAAGTCCGGCAAGACCTCACTGGTCGGCACCACAGGCGGGAACGTCGTGGTGAGCGGGACCAACGGCCTTCTGAAGGTGGGCGTCAACGCCTTCATCCCGAAGCAGGACTAGCCCCTACCGCCACCAGAACCCCCCGGATAATCTCCGGGGGGTTTTTCTTTGCCTGCAATGGGGTATCATAATACCCCATCTTTTTTGCCCTCCAGAGGCCTTCGACCTCGCTCTGGTACCACCCTACAGGCCACCTAGCGCAAGGCCTTGTGGCGGGCAAATTTACCGCCCTAGCGGCAATCCAAAGCCCCGACCGATCCCCCGCCTTGACGGCCCGATCCCCCCGGAGATTTCTCCGGGCAATCTCCGGGCGCATGGTCAATGCATATTCACATGCAATGCAGACGATGGGCTGCGGTCTCGCCTGTCCCGCTGTCCCATTCAATAGAGATGGGACAAGCGGGACAGAGTGTAGCCTGTAATCAGGGCAATTCATACCAGTCTGGCACCACCTGAGAGGGTCTGAACCCTAGTCATCTGGGGCGGCTCTGAGAGGAGATCAGAGGGTCTGGATGGTGATCATCTGGGGCTGCTCTGGTGTGGTCTTTGGGGTTTGGATACCCATCATCTGGGGCGGCTCGATAAGGTGATCACCTCCTAGAGAGCAGGTATCCTGCGCGCACGTTCTTTTGTCGCGCCGCGCCCGCCGCGTGGCTGCGACAATTTGTCGCATTGACGCCAGAAAACCCAACGAAAACAACGGCTTGTCCCTGCGTCGTTCGGTCGCAGGGACAACGGTTTTCGTTCGTGCCCATAATGCCGCCGTTGCCCCCTCATGGGGTAACGCGGGGCGAGTGAGTTGTCCCGGCAAGGTACCGCAAGGTGCTTATGTGAAACGGCAGCCGACAGTACCCGCAAGGGGAAGCGGTAAGGCGAGATGCAAGGAGTGCTGATCGTCAGTAAGGCCAGAAACTCTCCGAGTGGCGGCGAGTAGATGTCGAGGTCCGATTAGTCCTCTAGCGAGGATGAAAGGCTGCCCTTCATCGAAACACCCCGCGAGGGATTGCCCTAGTGGACCATGAGCAGGTTCCTAGCTGCGGCGTCTGGTAGTAACGAACCAGCGTCGGCGGGCAACTTGGTAGGTTGGTTGAGCAGG